AAGGGTGTTGGTGGTTATATTGATTATAATCGCCTAATTTTTGGTGTGGGTAAATCAGGAATTGATTTTGGTAAAAAATTAGCCGAAAAATATAACTTCCCAACTGAACCAAAACCAGTACAAATTGGTGTTCGATTTGAAGCACCGCAACACCATTTCCAAAAATTGATTGATATTAGCTATGATTTTAAATTGTATCGTAAATTTGAGGATGAAGGTGTATCACTTCGCTCATTTTGTACTAACAATAATGCGGCTTATGTGGCCCTAGAAGAAACATACGGAGATTACAGTTATAATGGTCACGCCAAAAAAGATGAATCATATCGTAATAATATGACTAATTTTGGTATTTTGATGGAAGTTCAAGGAATTGATAATCCATTTGATTGGTCTCGTGAACTTGTATCTAAAGTTAATAAAGTAGATATTGCGAGCGATGGTAAAATTGGTCGATTCCGTCCCAAATACAGAGCAGGATTATATTACTCACCTTCACGAAATAAATCAAAAACATCAGAAGGAGAATGGGTTAAAGCTCACTTTATTGATGAAAAAGGACTTCAAATAGTACGAGATGCTTTCCAAGGATATTTTACTTACATCGAAGATTTTATTGAGGATATGAAAAAAGTATTCCCAACACTAGGAGATGATTGGGGTATGTATATTCCTGAAGTAAAATATCTATCACCTGAACCACTTGTAGATTATGATACATTAGCACTTGCTGATTTTAACAATGTACACTTTGTAGGTGATGCTTTGAGTGCTCGAGGTATTACAGTATCAGGAGCGCAAGGAACTTATGTAGCAGAATATATTATTCACTGTCATAACGAAGAATTAAAACCAATTTAAAAATGGAAAAAGATAACAAATGGCCTAAGTCAAAGAAAATGAAAACACCTGATGGTACTATTGTTCACTATTGGGATGGAAAACTCCACAATTGGGATGGACCTGCTCTTATACCTGAGGGTGACAGACGCAAAAGAGAATATTATATTTATGGGGTTAAACATACTGAAGAAGAATGGAAAGAGGTTAAACGCAACCGTACTGGACTTCCTTGGTATAAAAATCCTTCAATGAAAGAATCATCAAGAAACGCTGGATAATATGAAAATTGGAATCTGTGGAACTATGTCTGTAGGTAAAACAACGCTTGTAAAGGCGTTGAAAGAATTACCTGAATTTAAGGATTATAAATTTGCTACTGAACGTAGTAAATATCTTAATTCATTAGGTATTCCATTGAATCACGAAACTACTATTGAAGGACAAACAATCTTTCTTGCGGAGCGTGTAACCGAGCTTATGTGTGAAAATATAATTACAGATAGAACTATTATAGATGTTATGGCATTTACCCAAAGCGCTATCAAAACGAGTTATCTGGATGCTGACGCATTTGAGGATTATGCTCAACGTTTTGTTAAGCAATATGATTATATCTTTTATGTGTCTCCTAATGGTATACCTATGGAAGATAATGGCATAAGAGAAACTGATTTAGATTATAGGAAAGAAATAGACTTGCTAATCCAAGCACTCTTATTCAAACACCGCCCAGTATATTATACAATTTCTGGTACTACTGAGGAACGTATTCAACAAATTCGCGAAGCTCTACAGATTTAATATTTATTATTGATGGAATCCAAACTTGTAATATATGGTGTAGTATTGTTGTTAGGTACAGTAATAGGGGCTTCTGCCACTTGGTATGTAGCTAGTGATTTTATTAATAAAGCCGAAATAAAAGCAGAACAAAAATTTAATACTCTTCTAGAACAAGAAAAATCTAAATATTCTATTAAAATTATGGATTTAGAGTCTACTCAAGAGGAATTAAAACTATTAGCAAGTTCAACCCAAAATGAAATAGATAGTTTAAATTCTGCTATTTCAACTAGAACTAAAGAGTTAAATAGATTAAAAAAGGATTATAATGATAAAGTATCTAAAATTAATGGTATGTCTCACAATGAGCTTACCACTTTTTTCTCAAACCGCTACGGATACTGATTCTTTAATTGGTATTCCTACAAGTTATGCTCGCCAAATTGCTAGTGAGTTAACTATGTATGATTTGTGCCAACAGGAAAGAGATTCCCTAAAAGCAGAAATTGGTGACTTAAATTCTACTATACTGCTTAATCAAACCCTTTTAGAACAATATAAATCAACTTCAGACTCTTTATTTGAAGTTAATAAACAATTTTATAATCAAACCACAGCTTTACAACTTGACATTCAAAATAAGGACGAAAAAATAGGAAAATTAAAAAGTACTCGTAATCTTACTATATTAACTACTTTACTAACAGCTATAATTCCTGTGGTTCTTAAATGAGTGATTTAAAACAAATAATAAGGCAAGAATATTTAAAGTGTGCTCAAGATCCTGTACACTTTATGAAAAAGTATTGTATGATTCAGCACCCACAAAGAGGCAGAATCAACTTTCATTTATATCCTTTCCAAGAAAAAGTTTTACACTTATTCCAAGATAATCCTTACTCAATTATACTTAAATCCCGCCAGCTAGGTATTTCAACTTTATCTGCTGGATATTCTTTGTGGTTAATGATTTTTCACAAAGATAAAAACGTACTTTGTATAGCTACAAAGCAGGAAACTGCTAAAAATATGGTTACAAAGGTTAAATTTATGTACGAAAATTTACCTTCGTGGCTTAAAATAGATTTTGAAGAAAATAATAAATTAACACTTCGATTAGCAAACGGTTCTCAAATCAAAGCAACCTCAGCATCAAGTGATGCTGGTAGATCTGAAGCCGTTTCTCTTCTACTAATTGATGAGGCGGCATTCATTGAAAATATTGGTGAGATTTGGGCTTCAGCTCAACAAACACTTGCTACTGGTGGTGGATGTATAGCATTATCTACTCCTTATGGTACCGGTAATTGGTTCCATCAAACATGGATAAGAGCTGAAGCTAAAGAAAATGAATTTTTGCCTATTAAACTTCCTTGGTTTGTTCACCCTGAACGAGATCAAGCATGGAGAGATAGACAAGATGAATTGCTAGGAGATCCTAGAATGGCAGCACAAGAATGTGATTGCGATTTTAGTACCTCTGGTGATATTGTATTTTACCCTGAATACATTGAATTTATAGAAAAATCTACTGTAAGAGAACCACTTGAAAGACGTGGCGTAGACCAAAACTTATGGATTTGGGAACCAGCAGATTATTCTAGACAATACCTAATATCAGCCGACGTAGCTAGGGGGGATGGTAAAGACTACTCAGCATTTCATATTTTTGACTTAGAATCAGCAACCCAAGTAGGCGAATATAAAGGACAAGTAAGCACTAAAGATTTTGGTAATATTTTAGTAGCAATAGCAACTGAATATAATAATGCTTTACTTGCTGTTGAAAATGCTAATATTGGTTGGAGTACTATTCAAACTATTATAGAACGTGGTTACCCTAATTTATATTATTCCCCTAAATCAGATGCTGTTAATGTAGATTCATATTTACAAAATTATGAAAACAGCTCAGCAATGACAGCCGGATTTACTATGTCATCTAGAACTCGTCCTATGGTTATTGGTAAATTCCAAGAATATGTAGCTGATAGAGGAGTTACTATCCAATCAAAACGTTTAGTAGAAGAAATGAAAACGTTTATTTGGAAATATGGCCGAGCCGAAGCCCAACAAGGTTATAACGATGACCTAATAATGAGTTTTGGTATAGGTTTATATATTAGGGATACCGCACTTAAATTTAGACAACACGGAGTTGATGTTACTAAAGCTGCTTTAAATTCATTCCACAAATCTACAACATCTTATCAAGGAGCATATTTCTCCACAGGGCAAGATAATCCATACCATATGGATAATGGAAGAGGAGGAACTGAGGATTTTAGTTGGCTTCTGTAATATTTATTCATATATTAATATATTATGGCTGATACAAGCGTATTTACAAGATTAAAAAGATTATTCTCTACAGACGTACTAATTCGTAATGTAGGAGGAGATAAACTAAAGGTACTAGACTTTAGTAATTATCAACAAACGGGACAGGTTGAAACCAATTCTATGGTTGATAGATACAATCGTTTGTATACCACTAACCAAATGCCTATTTACAATCCGGCATTAAATTACCAAACTCTAAGAACCCAACTCTACTCAGATTATGAAGCGATGGATACAGATGCTATCATCGCTTCCGCTCTTGATATATTAGCGGATGAATCTACTCTTAAAAATGCTATGGGTGAGGTTCTCCAAATTAAATCCCCAGACGAAAACTTACAAAAAATTCTATATAATTTATTTTATGATGTTTTAAATATAGAGTTTAATTTGTGGATGTGGATTCGCCAAATGTGTAAATACGGTGACTTTTTCTTAAAACTTGAAATTGCCGAAAAATTTGGTGTTTATAATGTTATCCCTTATACTGCATATAATATTGTTAGAGAAGAAAAAATTAGTGAATCTAATACTCACCAAGTAGAAGTTAAATTCAAATTTGACCCTGATGGATTAAGTGGAGGTGGTGAGTATGGTGGTTATTATGGAGGAATTCAAAGCGCAGGAGGTAGCAGTAACCCAAAAGCTATTTATTTTGACAATTATGAAATAGCCCACTTCAGACTTTTATCAGACGTAAATTATCTTCCTTATGGTAGAAGTTATATAGAACCTGCTCGTAAATTGTTTAAACAATATACTTTGATGGAGGATGCGATGTTGGTACATAGAATTGTACGTGCCCCTGAAAAGCGTATTTTTTATATAAATGTAGGTGCTATCCCACCTGCTGAGATAGAAAACTTCATGCAAAAAACTATCTCAAAAATGAAGCGTACTCCTTATGTAGACCAACAAACCGGGGATTATAACTTAAAATACAATATGCAAAACCTCCTAGAGGATTTTTACATTCCTGTAAGAGGTAACGACAGTGCTACTAAAATTGAAACTACTCCCGGCCTACAATATGATGGTATAACGGATGTTGAGTACTTAAGAGATAAATTATTTGCTGCTCTTAAGATCCCTAAAGCATTCTTAGGGTATGATGAAAATACAGACGGTAAAGCTACATTAGCAGCAGAAGATATTAGATTTGCTCGTACAATTGAGCGTATTCAAAGAATTATTCTTTCGGAATTATACAAAATTGCTGTTGTTCACCTTTACACACAAGGGTATGATGGTGATGATTTGGTTAATTTCGAACTTAATTTAACTACTCCTTCAATTATTTACGACCAAGAAAGAGTAGCATTAATGAAAGAAAAAATGGATTTGGCTTCCCAAATGATGGAATCTAAACTATTTCCTTCTGATTTTATCTATGACCATTTATTCCACTTCAGTGAAGATGAATATACTGAATTTAGAGATTTGGTTAGAGAAGATTCAAAACGTGCTTTCCGTAATACTCAAATTGAATCTGAAGGAAATGACCCACAAGAAACAGGACAATCATATGGTACCCCACATGATTTAGCTTCATTATATGGTAAAGGTAGATATTACGATGAACCAGATAATGTTCCTGCCGGATACAATGAAAAAGAGTTAGGCCGCCCTGAAGAAAAGGTTTCTAATATTAATACTCAAGATGGTAACTTTGGTAAAGATAGATTGGGTGTAAAACGAATGAAGGGTGATGAAAATGAATCAGATTCTATAAGACCTACATATAAAGGAGGTTCTCCACTAGCTTTAGAAGCTAAAACAACTTATTACCAAAATAAAGATATGTTGAAAAAGATTCCGATTAATCGTAAACAATTAGTTTTTGAACAAGACGAATCATTACTTGATGAAAGTAATTTGAAGGAGTGAGGATCTTTATATATTTATAAAAAAGCCTATCGATGAAAATTAAACATTCTAAGTATAAAAATACAGGCCTTTTATTTGAGCTTCTAGTAAGGCAAATAACTGCTGATACCCTTAACGGCGGTTCTTCTCCTTCTCTTAATATTTTAAAAAAATCATTTGCTAAAACTGAATTAGGTAAAGAATACAAATTGTATGAAACTTTATTCAAAAACAAAAATCTAAGCGAAGGAAAGGCAGAAGTAACATTAAATACTGTACTAGAAGCAACTCGTAAATTAAATAGAAGTGCTTTAAGAAGAGAAAAATATAATCTCATTAACGAAATTCAAAAGCACTACAACATAAACGAATTTTTTAGACATCAAGTACCTAATTATAAAGGGTATGCTGCTTTTTATAAGTTGATAGAAATTTACAATTCAGACAAATTATCTGAAACTAACGAGATTATAGATAATAAAATTACTATATTAGAACACTTAACAGAACGCCCTGTTAGCGAAAAGAAAGTTAAGCAGGATTTAATTGA